TTGATCTTTTAATGCTTCTCCCGCATCTCCCATTCCTTCTATTCTAGCGAGTTCACTATTAATTTTTTCTAATCTATTTAAATTTGGTTCCATTTCTTTATATGCACCTACTAATTTACTGGACTCTCCTCCTAACCAAGTAGGAGCGTATTTATCCCAAAGGCCCATCTCATCAAGTCCATATTCATCAAAAATTTCTTCACCTGCATACCCACCAGGATTAACGACTCGTCCTCTGTTATACCCAATCCTTCCGCCTTCTGCTGCGAGAAGAGCTTGCTCATCTATAGGCTGATGAAGTCTGTATTTGTCTTGAGGAACGAAATGTAATCCTTTCGCTGCTGCTTCTGCTTCCGGTGTAATTCGTGCTGTTCTTTGTATGCCACCAACGCCGCCAGCATATCCTGTTTCATCTCCTGGGAATTTAGGTTGTTTAGCAAGCCAGTCTCGTTGATAGTCTCCTGCCCGTCTACCTACTTCCAGAGGTACTGCTATGTTTGCAATTTGTCGGGCTATGCTAGTTCCACTACCGTTAGTTTTAGCATCGTCACCGCCAAGTCCAAGTAATTTGTTATATAAACCACCTTCAACATAACCTGGATCTCCAAAAGGAAGAACAGTTGCAAGTGCTTTGTCCCAACTGAAACCTTCACTAGGTAAAGTAGTAGGATCTAAATCAGGATTTGGGTATCCTCCAACTACTCTTTCTAATTCTTCATTAACAACATTAGGACCACCAGTAAAAGCTTCCATAATACTACCTGGAATACCTTTAACTGTTTCTATTCCTTTTCCAATTAAAGATTCATCTCCCAATACTTTAGGAAATTTTTCTCCAAGTTGTCCTAATACAGTAGGAGAACCAAATGCTGTCGGTAAATAGTTCGCTGCAATTGCTGCTACTACTGGATTTTTAAGTTCGTTGGGAATTAATTTTGCTATAGGATCTTTAATTTTTTCTTGAATCCAGCTTCCGAGTCCGTATCGTCTTCGACCATCAAGTCCTGCGATACCCCCGTAAGCCATTTGAGTTCTACGTCTTTGAGTATATGTAGGTCCTGCTGCCATGACGCCCTGACCTTGTTGACTACCTCGACTTTGTTGTAAAAGTTCTTTGAACATTTCAAAAGTTGTACCTCGTGGTAAGCTTGGTAATGCATCCAGATACATTTGATATAGCTCTGCCTCTAAATTAGGAGCTGAAGCCGTTCGTGGATCTTGTGGACCTTCTGTGCCAGTATATCTAATGTCTGGTGCGCCTGCGTCTAATGAATTGATTCCTGTGTTTAATGCCATAGTTATAATGTTGATTTATATTAAAGGCAGGGATTTCACCTGAGTTTATACATTTACTTGTTTTTTACAAGTAAAGCAAGACTATGTTGTAACTTCTCTTGGCTTAATTTCTAAAGCCGAAAGAACAACATGCAGCCGATTAGCTGTAGCAGCCGTTACCTTAATGACTTCGCTTTCCTTAACGATCAAAGGCTGACTGAGCAATTCTGAAGTACCTCTTGCCGAGATCGCTTTCAGCACAAAAAGGTTAAAAACCGCGGCATCCGTGTCGGTTAGTGTCACGGTAATCGTATCCGCGTTATTCGAATCTTCTGATACGAGTATAGATTTGATTACAGCCGTTGTTGCCGTAGGTACTGTGTACAACGTTGTTGCGTCAGTACTCGTTAAATCTACCTTTTTATTGACGAATGCGTTTGCCATTATGCTATGAAAAAGCTTTCCGCTTCTGCTTCCTCTTTTAAATCTTGTTGAAAAGTTGTATTCAATTTCTGTACGATACTATCAACATCCCTAACGAATGCCTGCTGTACAAGCTGATCGTATTTATCTAAAGGTTGCGTGAGTGATTGTACGATTCTAGCCATTAGATATCTCTCACTCTTCCGCCTAAAGCTTTATCAACTCTTCCGCCTTTAGCTCTACCCCAAGGATTTCTTCCTCCTGTACCGGTTGGCATGCTTCCTGATTGACCACCATTTCCACCTCCGCCACTTATATGGGCAGGCACTGGTACCGAGATGGGTGCTCTTGCCGCTGCTGCATCTCTTTCTCTTTGTTGTCTATCATTTTCTGCTTTTATCGCCGCTGCTTGTTGAACTTGCGCTGCGACTATTCTATCTTGTTCTTCTTTTTCTTGTGCCGCTCTTTTAACATCTTCAAATGCAAAATCAGTTGTCAATGTAGATGTTGGTGTTGGTATAGTTCTATCGCCTTCTAAATGAGGACTTATAACTTCAGGTGTTTTTGGAATTACTCGTGGTGTTATTATTTCATCTCCTCCTAATAAATGTGGACTTATAATTTCAGGTGTTTTTGGAATTACTCGTGGTGCTTCAGTTATCCTTTTTTCTATTTGAATTTGTGTAATAGGTTTATCTATATTTTTCATTTCGTTAGGATTATTAATATCGAGTCCTTTAGCTTCTGCTATGGCTCTTGTAACTATATCTAAATTTCTTTCTGAATAATTTCTGCCTTCATTTTTTCTTTGAAGCATTTTCGCTCTTCTATTTTCTAAAACTCTTAATTCTTTTTGTTCTTCTGGTGAAGCAACTCCTAAACCAGTAAAACCCTGCGTAAAAGCTTGTCCAATATCTTTAGGCATTTTTCCACTAGCATACTTCATACCTTTTTTAGCTAACATATATGCTATAAGCATTCCAATAGGACCTAGACTTGAAAGAATGCCTGTGCCTGCTAACTTTTTGGTTGCTGCTGTTGTAAGTTTATTTGTAGCAACATTTTTTGCAAGTTGACCTACATCTAGTTTACCGTCTTTTGTGGGAAAAGCTGATGATATTAATTTTTGTCCTACATCATAACCAAACTTTTTAACTTTTTCTCCAGTTTGGTAATGCTGTCTAATACTTTTATCGATCATTATCTTCTTCCATCCGGTTGTATATCTAACTTAAACGTTCCCAGTTTCCAGTGAGTACCTGTGGCGGTATTTGAAATTTTCAGTGATGCCGCTCGCCCCCTTGCACGCGTATCAATTTTCGTTGTACTCGTACTTGTGGTAAAAGGTCCAAGCGACGAGCCACTAGATGACTGGTTAGCAAAGTCTCTTAAATTCAAAGTCACAATAGCATTCCCTGTTTGTTGTAAAAAATCAGGAATGATTCTTCTAATCTTTAACATATATTCTCCATCACCAGCTAGTCCTCTTTGGTCTAAATCAAAATCTCCACTTTCAATGTTGGCAGCAATAGCCGAGGTAGATCCTGCTTTCACCTGATTAAATCCTTTTTCATGTTCATAGTAGGTGCTAACACCATCGGTATTACCAACTGTATCATCACTTGTTGCACTTGAATCATATTCTGTTGCATGAGGTTTTCCAAATACTGCAGAATCTTGCCATGCTGTTCTTGCCAGCGAGCTGGTTGTCCATACCGGTCTTTCCGGCGTAGAATCCATATAATTATAAGTCACCGCTCGATCAATCGTATCTGCATTTTCTGATGCATAGAACCAAGTCACTTCGCCAAATAGATTATTTAATCCTGCATTAATATGTTGTCTTGGCACTGTATTTAAATCATCAAAAACATAATCTTCAACGAGGCACGCTAATGATTCCAGTTTACCGGTATATCTAAAGAAACCATTGTCCGACATCCAGTACGCAGAACCATCAACTTCAACTGCAGCGTTTTTACCTATGAGTCCACATCCTGTTCCCACCTGTTGAAATGAAAAAGTAAAAGGAGCGCCAACGAATCGCATGATGAATAATGCGTTATCGGTCCAGACGTAAATCGCGTCACGTCCCCTAATCGCTCCAATAATTCTTGTACCATCGGCAAGTCTTTGTGTGCCTGCAGTATTAGTTGCCGTTGGTGTATAAGTATTAATATCTTCTTGATCTGACCATCTAACATACATATTATCCTGTGTAGATGTGGTTCCAATGGTTGTTTCTGTTCCAAAATAAACCAAGTGTCGATCGGGTGTGGATACTAAAGAAATTCTTGAAGCAGTCGGTGCACTGGTAATAAGTGTTGCCCGTGTTGATGTTGAACCATCGGAATCCCATTCAAAGCTTGCGCCATCCGTAATAGTTGCAATCAGCTTGTTACCAAAATTATCCAAGTGCCATAAACCTGGCGCAGTTATAGTATCACCACTCACTGGATTACCCCATTGAATATAATCCGAAGCGTCGGTTACCGTTGCTCCATCCGAATGGGATGCAGCTGTGGTATTATACTTAGCTCGAGTGATTCCTGATATTCCCTCTGTGTCAGTATCGTTGGCAGTATAAGTAAGAAGTTCGCTATCAATTAAAAGTGTACCTGTAGAAGAAAAACCATCTGAATCGGCAAGTGTTAAACTAGTGGCAGATGAATTAATAGCACCATCCAGAGTAGATGTTACTTCTCCAGAAACTGTACCACCCCACTGTCCCAAACCCCAGCCTGATGCTTTGACTTCAATAGCAGGACCTACCGTATAATAATGTTTAACTCTTATTCCTCCGGATGTGTCGGCTCCCGATCCACTTTCGTTTGAGCCCATCTCGATCGTAATCGTTGTGGAGGTTGGTACCGTGGCGACCATAAAAGTAGTATCGTCAAAATCGCTAGAACCAAAATCAGAATCGGTAATAGCAGTAAAATTATCACAACGGATAATATCGTACTGAGATATACCGTGAGCGCTTGCAAACGTGATCGTGACTGTGGCATCGCTACTGGTTGTTGAAAAGGCATTGGTTAAAGTGGTTGTACTTTTAAGAGGAGTAATATCATAAAAAATACCGCCAGAATAGACGTAAAGAATTCGATTAGTGCCAAGGGCTGCATATTTTACGCCGCTCGCATTAACGAAATGGTGTAGAGCTGTAGTTCTCCCCGTTAAAGTATTATCTCCAAGCTGAGCCCAGCCTCCTATTTTTTCAGGAGTACCATAACGAAAGCGAACGTAGTCACCGCCTTGCCACTGGTTTTCTCCACCAGTCGGTGTGACTTGTTTATTGAACCCAGGTGTAAATTTGACTTTTTGTAGCATAAAACCTTTATACTGTTAAAAAGACTGTCTGGCAATATGATTACGGTTTTGAATGTGCGTCTTTAATTGCTTTTATTGCATCTTTAAATGTTGTCGTACCATCCACCTGATCATGGTAGATCATATCTAATTGATCTCCGATAGATGGATAGCCACCTTCATAAGATGGTAAAGCTCTATCTCTTTGATATTGTCTAGCATTATAAGCAGTTTGTAACGCAGCTTGTTTATCCGTAATTTGTTGTTTGGTAATATTAGTTGGATTACCATCATGCCAGGTGATTTGATCAAGATCTTCTGCATTAACACTTATTTGTGCATGACCACCGTCTTGTGCTTTTCTAATTTCTACAATTGCTGTTGCTATACCAAAACCAAGTTCTGCCATTATGCTAATACTTCCATCGCTACGATTGTTGAGGCGGCATTCCAGCTAGTAGTTCTTGTTGTTTGTGGTCTATTTATAATCATTGTATATGCTGGGCCCCAAATATTAACTTGATATGTAACTTCCGAAGTTGTTGAAGGAGAATCGAGATACATCATGCTATTACCGCCTTGTTGTGAATAATTATCTGAACCACCTGATAAAGTACCCATTGCTGCTTCGTGACCAGTTGCAGCATCTCCTATATAAGTTGCAGCGTTGCCTCCACTTATTGTGGCATATATATAGTTTTGACCATACCGACTATTAAAAGAACCAAAACATACGTTAATTAAAATTTTACTGCTGGTAGCAACTGGTGTGATGTCTACCGACAATCCTGTGACAGCAGTTGGACTTGTTGAAGTTGTTGAAAACGTATCCGTTTTAAGCGTCTGGACCACCTGGCCAATCTTGCCTCCGCCACCGGCTGCTTTAAGCAATCCAGATGATCGACCTACATTATCTGATATTATTCCACTCATGTTTTTTATTCTCCTATTATAATGTTTGATCTAAATAGCTAACTACAACATCAACGTCTGCCGAACTTGCCGTTATAAAGCCTAGCATATCATTTGCTTCTAAAACTATTCGGTCGTTATGTACGAAAGTTTCATTGGCTCCTAATGCTTGTGTCTTATAAATGTAATGATCTGTTCCGCCATCGTCATCATCGACATATAAATCAAAAGTCTCGGCGGCCCCGGCCGTCTCGCAAATTGAAATTGATAGAACAACGTAAGAGTGCCCTGCCGCACCATCGATCAATTTCGTTTCTGAATTTGAGCATGTCGGGTGTACTGCTACTTTGAATAGTTCACTTGCCATATTTTCCTCCTATTAAAATCCAAACACTACTGTTTTACCTGAACTTACAATATCTGGTGCCATTGTTCCAGCATTTGTTATTGCTCCACCGGCAGCAATAGCTATAGTAGATCCAGATAAAATTGTAAAGGTGTTTGCTGTCATCGTAAAATCATCAGCGCCTGCAATTTCAAAATCTATTTGGTCATCTGTTGGTGAAGAAATCGTTGTATTCCCATTAGCATCTAAAATAATAGCATCAGCAGTACCGTTAGTATCAAAAGTTGTACCAACAGTTGTTCCTGTAATCGTTAAATTGTCCGCAATCGTTGTTTCAGAAGTTGTATGTCCAATAGTAACTACGATACCAGATGTTTCTGTTGCTAATTTTAAAGCTCCTGTTGCATTTGTAACAAAAGAATCTGTACCATCATGATAGATAGTCATGTCCCCACCATCACCAATTTTAATTGGAGAAGAATCTGTTAATTCTAGCGCGTCATCAGACTCATCCCATAACAAGAAACTTCCAGAAGTAGCACCAAAGAACTTAACATCGTGCCCTGTATCATCGATTCCAGTTGTAATTGTACCAATACAAGTTAATGCAGAACCTGTAAAAGTTAAATTTGCTTCTGCGTCTAATTGAGTTGTAGTAGAAGCAATTGTAACAAGTTCGTTTTGAGTAGCATTGTTTAACTGTGTTACCGCTCCGGCTGAAGCATCTTCCCATGCGACAGCTGCGCCTGCACCACCAGAAGTTAACACCTGGCCATCGGTACCATAGTTAGCACCTGCAATTCCTATTTCATTATCCGCTGTAAATCTGAATTTCTCAGCAGCTGCTTCTGATTTACCTAATGCAAATACTAAATCTGTATTATTAACAGAAGTACTAAATGTATCATCTGCTTCTGCCCATATAGAAGCTGCTATTGCAACAGAATCCGTTCCATCAGCTTCTAAAGGTGCTTGAAAATCTATTCTTCCTAATTTATCTGCATCAACAACAGTTAGTTCACCAGTTGTAAGTTTTAATAAACCAGCACCTGCTGCAGTTGCTCCTCTTA